CAATAGGGCATCGCTGCGGCTGCTTGCCGTGGAGATGGAGCGGCTGACCGATCCTTTAACGTCGATGCCGTCGGCTAAAATGCATGACGGGATCGAGTTTGATGAGAATATGCGTCCGGCCTGGTATTACATTTTAAAGTCTAATCCAGGCGATGGATACGCCGATTCATTTTTTGAGACAGACCGCATACCTGCCAATCAGGTCATCCACTATTATCGAGTGTTCCGGCCTGGTCAGCATATCGGCATTCCTTGGCTGGCTTCGGCCCTGCCGCTCTTTGCTTATTGGAGGCGATATACACTGGCCACGATCCAGGCGGCAGAGACCGCTGCGGAAATCGCCGGCATCCTGAAAAATACAGTCGATCCCAGCACATCCGATGAGGAGGACATCGCGTCCAATGATGTAATTGAGCTGGAGCGCAATGCCCTGCTTACCGTCCCGCGCGGATGGGATATGCAGCAGATCAAGCCGGAGCAGCCGCCGACAAACTATCAGATGTTTAAGCGGGAGATTATCAACGAGATCGCCCGCTGCGTGAATATGCCGTACAATCTGGCTGCCGCGGACTCGTCAACCTATAACTATGCAAGCGGTCGACTGGATCATCAATCCTTTTACAGATTTGTCCAGACGCTGCGTGGTCAGATCGAGCATATCATTTTAAATCGCATCTTCCGCGAGTGGCTCAACGAGGCGTGGCTGATTCCTGGATTTTTCCGGACGCCCTCTTCTTTTGATGATGTAGTCCGTGCGGCGGAAACGATCCAATGGTTTTGGCCCGGGTATAAGCACGTCGATCCGGTCAAAGAAGCGCAAGCGGAAAAAATCCGACTGGAGAACGGCACACTGACATTGCAGGCCGCTTATGCAGAGCAAGGGCTGGATTGGGAGCAGCAGCTGCGGCAGCGGGCGAAAGAATATAACGCAATGAAGGAACTTGGAATCTTTGAAATGATGCAATCAGAAAAGAAAAAGGAAACAGCCGATGTCGACGACGATGAAGATAATGAATAAAGAAATTAAAGAACAGCAGCCCATCTGCTCTTTGACGACGCGGGTCTATCGCGCGGATATGCAGACGCTCAATGAGGAGAGCCGCTCGGTCGAATGCGTGATCGCGACCGAGAATCGAATCCTTGTGATGGATTGGCTGCGGATGCAAATTATGGAGGAAATCCTCCGGATGGACGGACTGATCCTGCCGGAGAGCGGACAAATTCCACTGCTCGATACACATAATCGGCTTACCGTCCAGGGCCAGATGGGCAGTACGCGGGATTTCCGGGTCGAGGAAAAAGACGGCGTTAAGCAGCTGATTGGCCGCGATTATCTAAGCCGATCGGAAGTTACTAATCACGCGTGGACGCTGATGAAAGAGGGACATCTTACGGATCGTTCTGCCGGCTATCGCGTGCTGGATGCGCTTTTGATAGGCCCTGGCAAATCGGCGGAAGTCGATGGAAAAACTTATACGGCCTCGACATCATTTCCGCTGCGAATTGCGCTCAAGTGGGAGCTGGTCGAGAATAGTCTGTGTCCGCTTGGCGCCGATCCGGACGCCAAAGGACGATCGGAAAAAAACAAGCCCTGTTGTAATGGGCAAGAGAAAGAACAGTTGATTATCAATGAAAGGAAAACCAAAATGAATTTTAGCGAGTATCTGGAACGAAAAGGGCTTGTTGAGAGCGAACTTGATCAGGCCCGAATTGGCGAACTCCGCGCTGAGTATGAAGCGGAAGAGAAAAAGCAGGAACCGCCCCTGCAAGAAACAAGAGCGCAAACGCAGCCCGCTGCCGGAATTGATCCGACAGAGGCGCAGCGGATTGCCGAGCGGGCGGTACGCGCAGAATTGCAGCGGCAGTCGACGATCCGGAAAGAGGCCGAAGGGCTGGGGATCAATGAGCGGGAAATCCAGAACTGCTTAAGCGACCCGAATATCACAGTTGACCAGGCCCGTGCGAAATTTCTTGGCATCCTTCGGACGCGCAATCAAAACGCCGTGACATCCGCTCCTGGGATCTCCATACCCAATCGCGACATCGACAAGCGCGTGCTTATTGACGCTCTGTTGCTGCGGGCGGGCTTTGAGTCCAGCGTGCTCAAAGAGCCCGACGGGCAGAAAAGAGCGGAAAAGGCGGACTACTATCGCGACTTGACGGCGCTGGATTTGTGCCGGCACGCCCTGGTATTGGACGGATGCTCCGTGCCGGTCGGACGCGATGAGATGATCCGAGCTGCCTTGAGCACGCAGACGCTGCCGACGATCCTCGGCGCGGTGTACAACAAGTCTGTCATGCGCGGCTATACCAGCGTAGAGCCGACGTGGGTTAAGTGGTGCAACATCGGTTCAGCGTCTGACTTTAAGACGATTACTCGCGTGCGGCTGACCGGAGCAGGAGATCTGGAGAAGATCCCCAACGGCAGTGATTTGCCGCTCGGCTCGAATATCGAAGAGAAAGAGCAATATAAGCTCAGCACGTACGGCAAGCGCGATCGCTTTGGCCGGCAGGACATTATCAACGACGACCTGGGCGTGCTCACCAGAGTGGCTGAGCGATATGGGCGACGGACACAGCTGACAATCTCGCGGCTGGTGTACGCTCACCTGATGGCAAACGAGGCGATGGATGATGGAGTGGCTTTATTCCACGCCAGTCACCACAATTTAAATACAAGCACGGCGCTATCGCGTGAAAATGTGGCCAAAGCCATCGCTGTATTCCGCAAGCAAAAAGACAAAGATAATCAGGTGATCAATGTTGTTCCGCGATTTCTGCTGGCTCCGGTCGACCTGGAAGATTTGGCTTTACAAATCTGCACAAGTGAATTGATCGTAATCGCCGGCGATACAGATAAAATTGTCGGCAACAAAAACCCGCTGATGAATAAACTTGCGGTTGTCTCCGACCCGCTGCTGTCCGATACCACACTTACCGGATACTCGGCTACATCGTGGTATCTCACCGCATCGCCTGCCGAGGCGGATACAATCGAGGTTGGATTTCTCAACGGGCGGCAAACACCGACGATCAATGTTATCCCCAAATCGACCGATATGTATGTGGAGTTTGAGGGCTACATTGATGTTGGTGTTAAGTCTCTCGATTGGCGGACGCTGCAGAAAAATAACGCATAAACAAAACGAACATTGATAAAAATTAGAAAGGGATTAAAAATGATAACGGAATCAAGAGCGTATAAACCTGGGGACTTAGTCGATTATACCCCCTCCGCTGCTTTGACGGCTGGACAGGTAATTGATGCAGGCGGCATGGCGGCTATTGCCAGCACAGATATTGCCGCCGGCGCATTGGGCGTAATCCAAATTGCCGGCGATGTTTTGATGCGGGCTGCTGCGGTTGCCGGAGAGATTGGCGATCCTGTCGGATGGGATGAGGACGGCACGAGCGTTGACGGCGACACTGGCGCCTTGACGACAAATCCGTTCGACTGGGATTTCCCAATCGGCTCTTTGGCGCAGGCCTTAACCGCAACCAGCGGGCGGGCCGTCGTGCATCTCAATAAATTTACGACCGGCAAACCGATTTGGCCCAACTGGGTCTATGAGCAGGTCAGTGCTAACAAGACATTAGCCGCAACCGATCACGGCAAGGTGCTTTGCGTCTCTGCTGACGGCAAGACGGTTACGCTGCCAGCGACAATTGCTGGGATAGAAGCCGTAATTGTCAATCTCGGATTGAGCGGGACGATTGGCATAACCATAACTCCTGCTGCCGCCGATAAAATTATGGGTGCTAATCTTACCGGAACTGATGGTGCGACTTATGTAAACACCAAGGCCACAGCAAGGCGCTGGGATTATGTGCATCTTCGCGGCGACGGCGCCAATGGCTGGTGGATTGTATCCAAGCGCGGAACATGGGCATAACCTTTACAATCGGGCATTCAGCCGGGGCAGCCCGGCTGAGTGCCATTAAAAAACAGACAACATGATAAAGGTGACCAATGACGACTATGACTGATCAAGACAAAGAGTGGGTTAAGCTGATTGCAAGGGAGTTATGTTTTGAGGTTACAAAATCCATTATTTCAGAGCACATTCAAAGCTGCCCGCACGGCCGCTCGCTAATGAACAGCAAATGGCTTTTGATCGGCATCTGCATCGGCTCCGGAATGACCGGCGGCGGAATTGGGGCGCTGATGGCTAAACTATTATTAATGGGGTAAACTTATGAAAAAGATTTTTTGGACTTTTCTATTTTTGGGCGTGATTATTCTTTGGCGCTTAGATGCGCCATCGCAGGCAACATCGCAGACGGCGTGGAGCGCCTTGCAGATTTCATCCGCGGCGGCAGCCGGCAATGCGGAATATTCCGTGGCCTGGAAGCGCATTCCGTTTCTGCGTCCGCAATCAGCGGCGTGGAAATACAAGATCGTAAACATCGAAGGTGATACCGTGCGTACCTGGGATTTTGCAAATAACACCCTCAGCAGCACAGCCGCCTATGCGGACACCTGGAATGCCGTATCATTTGACGCAACATGCTATGGCTACTACATCGTCCCTCCGGACACTTTGCCGACTGGCAATTATCTTTTGATGCTTATTGAGTCTGCCGCTCCGGCGGTGACGGACTCTGTCGACACAGTGATTGAGTTTCGGTGGTCAGATGAGCGCAATATGATTGATAAGGTCGTAAGCGGATTGTGAGTTTTTCTGATTTAATTTTGATGTCGGCCAATGATTTTTTGGCTGCCTTTGGCGAGCCAGTGACGATCAAGGTGTCTGGTGGTGATGACAGAGTTATCTCTGCGATTATCGATTACGATTCCGAGGCCGCCCTGTCCGGCAATGCGGCTCCAGGCAAAGGGGCTGGAATCTCCATCCTCGTAAAAAACAGCAGAACAGACGGAATCAGCAGCAATGAATTTGAGCGCGGTAAATACAGCGTAATGATCCCATTCCGCGTCAGCGATATTGCGGAAGAAAGGCCGATTACCAAAATACTTGAGCAGGATGCCGGCATGGTGCGGTATCAGGTGCGGTGAAATATGCTTGATATAGAGATCAAAATAAATCGCATGCAAATGGCGCAGATACAGCGGCTGCTCAGGGAGTTTCCAAAGGAAATGCCGACGGCCATGGCCGGGGCGATCAATGATACGGCTAAAGATGCCCGCAATTACGCAGCCAATGAACTTTACAAAGAATTGAACTTGAAGAAAAGTTATATAAAAAGTTTATTGAAAATCAGCAAGGCAAAGAGGACGAAACAATCAGCGATGATTTCCATCTCCGGACGGCGGCCCGGGCTGATTCATTTTTCAGCGCGGCAAACATCAAAGGGGGTTGGATACAAAATTACACGCAGAGGCGGCCGAAAATCTATTCTGCACGCATTTATTCAGGAGGTCAAAGGCGCCAAAAATGTATGGATACGAGTACGCGGCAAAGGGCCCAGCGGGCTTGTCCCGCGAAAACCGATTACACGATTGGAAGGTCCGTCTCCGGCAAAGGTAATTTCTGACTCGCCGGCGATGTCCGCAAAAATAAAAACACATACATCCAGCAATCTGGAATACAATATCTCACGGCGCATCCATCGGATTTTAAATTGGAGGGCGACGGGATAAATGGGAAAATGGACGCGAGAACAACTGAAGAACGGCGGCTTTGACGATGATTTGGCCTACTGGGAGAAGGATGGTGAAGGTATTAACTGGGCGGCTGGAGAGGCCGTCTTTACGACTATGAGCGGCGGCGCCAATTTAAAACAATCTTATGTCGATGCAAATGTCGGCGAGACGTTTGTTCTGCGGATGAAAATAACAGCCCTGAATGGTGTGTGCAGTATTTTTAATGGAGGGGTTAAAATTGCAGAGTATAGGGAGGCAGGTTTTAAAACTGAATCTTTTACGATCGCTCAAGATAAATATATCCTAATCAGCGTGTGGAATTTTGCAAAGATCGACTGGGTTTCCGTTGCCCAGGAAACAGAGCCGGTCGTTGAGCGGATAGCGCAAAACATCGAGTCTGTTATCAACTCGATTACAGTTGAGGCCGGCTATTGGCAGGCCTTATCCTGCGTGCGTCCAAAATTAGTAGACTGGATGGACGTGACGCCAGAAGAAAATAAAGTGCTTATGATTTATGAGGATGAGGAAAATTCCGAAACGGAAGCGCTGAATACCGACGAGCGGCGAC